AGATTCCTGTTTCCCATGATGTTTTTCTATATATCTTTCTACTTTTTCATAAAGCTCTAGACCAACATAGTTTTTGTAAGAGCATTCTAAGCAATATAAAAATAGTTGGTCATCATTTGTAAGATTTGGATACAACGATGATTGATCCATTGGGCAAAGCAGCGGAGGAACTTTTTGTTCCCCCGCCAACTTTTGATAAGCCACGATTAATTGTGTTTTAATTTACTGTCCCTACTTTTTTGTTGTCATTGTTAAACACTTTGCAGGAAATTCTTCAGTGAATTCCTTATATCTTACAGTTCCATAGCTTGGCCAAGAACTCCAGTCTTTGCCCTGCTTTGTCATGCTATAAACGATTTCGGCGTTTAAAATGGGGTTATATAAATTCGAATTGGAAGTGAGACCATATTGATCTCTTCTTTCAACTCCGAGGTTATCGATCATGTTGACCTGAAAAATCCCGTATGAGTTGTCCCCTGTTTTTCTGTTTCCATTGTGAGCAAGCGGTCTTCCGTTGGACTCTGTTTTTGACACAGCCCACGCTTTTTTTAGAGCCTGACCTTCAAAGCCAGCAATGCTCAAAACTTCTACTAGTTCGCAGTTACCTAATTCAGTTGCTACTGAATAAGCTTCTACTTTTTTCTGTAATAGTTCAGCAGCTGTTTTCTGCTCAACCATTGCAGCATATGCAGGTCCATCTGTATTTGATACAAAATATGCCCCTACCATAAGCAAAACGAATATGGTAGAATTACTAAGTAGTTCATACAAACGTTTCATATTTTTCTCCATAGGTGTTACCTCCTAAGAGACAGTAAATATAATAATACTAAACAAAGTATGGGATTGTCAAGTTAGTCGACCAGAAAGATATTATGGATATTTCGTATTACACAATAAAAGCAGGACTTAATCCTGCAGTTGGTTTTGGTTATGCTGGTCAAAATATAGTTAAATCATTACAAACTTTAGGACATAACGTATCTTTTGCAAATCCAAAAGCTGATTTGCAACTAATGTTTACTCAACCTGATAATTTTAAATTTCATAGAAATCAATATCAAATTGGTTACACACCTTGGGAATCTACTTCAATGGATCCAGCGTGGGTAGAAAGATTTAATCTTTGTGATGAAGTTTGGGCAACATCTCAATGGACAGCAGATGTTTTTAAAGCAAACGGTGTTGAAAAAGAAATCAAAGTGTACAGACATGGAATAGAAAGTTTATGGAAACCAAAAAGAAGAATTTTAAAAGATGATGGAGTTTTTAAATTTCTTCATATTGGAGAACCTGCTCCAAGAAAAGATGGACAATTAGTAGTTGAAACTTTTATTAAATTGTTTGGTAATAACCCAAAATATCACTTAACAATCAAAGCTCATCTATTTAATACTATTAGAATATATAATAATTATAATATATTATCTTTACCTAATATATATAATAATATATCAATTATAACAGATGAGTATGATACTAGTCAACTCCTATTTTTATATCACTCTCACCACGCACTTGTTTATCCAAGTTGGGGAGAAGGATTTGGATTTATTCCATTACAAGGTTTAGCAACTGGAATGCCAGTAATTTCAACTTATGATTGGGCAGACTATAAAGAATTTCTTGGACCTCTAAAGCTAAAGTCAACATTAACAGATGAAAAACTTCCAAAATCTGTAGGTCATACATATGTTGGAAAAATGTTTAAACCAAACAGAGAACATCTTGAAGAACTTATGCTTGATGTTGTTTTAAATTACAAAGCTTATTCTGGTTATTATTTTGCTCAATCAGAAAAAGTTCATGAAAAATATAATTGGATCCAGTTGACTAAGAATGCTTTTGAGCATTTAGATAAAAAATTTTCATAACCCCTTGCCCCTATAAAAAATTTTAGGTATACTTAGACTTACCCAAAAAAAAGAAATTTAAGCTGTAAAAAAACGGCGGAAGAGAGCACTCTAAAAATGTCAAGAACTATTGAAAACCCATATGAGAATTTTATTGCATTGTCAAGATATGCAAGATGGTTATCTGATGAAAACCGTCGTGAGACATGGGGAGAAACTGTAGACAGATACTTTGACTTCATGTTGACCCACCTCAAAAAGTTTGACTATCACCCAGATCTAAAAACTGTAGAAAAGCTAAAGCAAGCTGTTTACAACAGAGATGTAATGCCTTCAATGAGAGCGGTAATGACAGCAGGAGCTGCATTAGACCGTGATCATGTTGCAGGCTATAACTGCTCATTTGTACCAGTAGATTCACCACGTTCATTTGATGAGACAATGTATATTTTAATGTGTGGAACAGGTGTTGGATTTTCTGTAGAGTATAAGTACGTTAACAAACTTCCTGCCGTTCCAGAATCTTTTGAGAAATCTACAACCACAATTGTTGTAGAAGATTCTAAAACAGGTTGGGCAAAATCTTACCGTGAACTCCTTGCAATGCTTTGGGCAGGACAAATTCCAGCAGTTGACGTTTCTAAGCTTCGCCCAGCAGGCGCTAGATTGAAGACAATGGGCGGACGCTCTTCTGGACCACAGCCACTGATTAATCTTTTTGATTTTACTATTGCAAAGTTTAAAGCCGCAGCAGGCCGACAGTTGAAGCCAATTGAAGCACATGACATTATGTGCAAGATTGGTGAAGTTGTTGTTGTTGGTGGAGTTCGTAGATCAGCAATGATTTCTCTATCCAACATTAACGACATTGAAATGGCACAAGCAAAGTCTGGAAATTGGTGGGAAAAAAATTCTCAACGTGCACTTTCAAATAACTCTGTTGCTTACTCACGTAAGCCAGAGATGGAACAATTTATAGCAGAATGGAAATCACTTTATGATTCAAAATCTGGAGAACGTGGAATCTACAATGTTGCAGCAGCACAAAAGCAAGCAGCAAAATTTGGACGCAGAGATCCAGAAATTCATTACGGAACAAACCCATGTTCAGAGATTATTCTCAGACCTTATCAGTTTTGTAATCTTTCAGAAGTCGTATTACGTGAAAAGGATACACCTACAACTGTTGCAGAAAAAGTACGCCTTGCAACAATTCTTGGGACTTGGCAATCAACCCTAACAGATTTCAAGTATCTACGTAAAATCTGGAAGGACAACACAGAAGAAGAAAGACTTCTCGGCGTTTCACTAACAGGACAGTTTGGAAACAAGTTTTTTTCTGGAAAAGAAAATTTAAAAAAGCTTGAAGAAACTTTATCTGGATTGCGTGACTATGCAAGAGAGACAAATAAAGAAGAAGCAGCAAAAATTGGAATTCAAGAGTCTGCTGCAATTACATGTGTTAAGCCTTCTGGAACTGTTTCACAGCTTGTTGGAGTGTCTTCAGGTATGCATCCTTGGCATTCTCAATATTATATTAGAACTGTGCGTGGAGACAAAAAAGATCCACTTTCAACATTTCTTAAAGAGGTTGGCATTCCAGTAGAAGATGACTTTATGAATCCTGCCAACACTTATGTTTTTTCATTTCCAGTAAAAGCCCCAGAAGGAGCAATACTTAGAAATGATTTGTCAGCGATAGAACATCTAAACACTTGGCTTGTTTATCAAAGAGCTTGGTGTGAGCATAAACCATCCATTACTGTTTCAGTAAAGGAAGACGAATGGATGGAAGTTGGTGCTTGGGTTTATAAGAACTTTGATGAGGTGTCTGGTATTTCATTCCTGCCTCATTCAGATCATTCTTACAAGCAAGCCCCTTACCAAGAAGTTTCAGAACAAGAGTATTTAGAGCTTTTGGCAAAGATGCCTTCATCTATTCGATGGGAAGATCTTTCTTTTTATGAAACAGAAGACGGCACTTCTGGAACACAAACCTTGGCCTGCACATCAGACGGAAATTGTGAAATTGTAGACATATCCGCTTGATGGTAGAATATATATGCGGGGATACCCGTTAAACATAGACAACTTCTATGTAAGGAGATACAAATGGCAAAAAAGAAAGAGGCAGCAATGGCAGCACTTGAAAAGGAAGCAAGCAAGGCATTGGCAGTAGCAGCAAGCTACGCCCGTTCATTTCTTGCAGCAGCACTAGCACTTTATATGACTGGAAATACAAATCCAAAGGATTTGGCAATGGCTGGAGTAGCAGCAGTAGCACCAGTTATTCTAAGAGCTTTGAATAAGAACGATAAGGCTTTTGGCCTAACTAAGTAAATACTTTAGGACGGTCCCTATGCTAAAATGAGCATAGGGACTTTTCTATTTAAATTAAAATAAGGTAGGGTATTGTGGCATCAGTTAAAAATTTTGAGGTAGATCAAGGCGCTACCTTTTCTTTCCAAATTGAGTATTTAGACTCAAACGATTCTCCAATTAATCTTACTGGCTCAACTGCAAAAATGCAGGTTAGAGATACAAAAGGCGGAAAACAATTAGTAGCAACATTATCTACTCCGTCTTCAAATGGCATTAATATTGATGGAAACATGATTACTGTAACTATGCCAGCAGCATCTACAAATAAATTAATTTTTCCAAAGTCTGCATATGACATTGTTGTTACAGATACAAATGGCAACAAGATAAGGATACTTGAAGGTTTTCTAACTCTAAGTAGATCGGTGACTATATAATGGTTGAAAAAGTAATAGTTCATGAAAATGTAAACAAAGTTGTTATTGGCGATATTGGAGTTCAAGGCCCAAGAGGCAAAGGTATTCTTAATGGAAACGGTGCTCCTGCAGAAAGCATAGGTCTTGTAGGAGACTTCTATTATGACAAAGACACAACAAGATTTTATGGCCCAAAACCAAGCGATCAAACTTGGGCTGGGGCACCAAATTATTTATTAAATACAGAAGTAGCAATGGTATATCCATGGGAGCTTGCTCAGGTGACTGGGCCAGTAAATGGAGTATATTCTTTAAGAATAGAACACAATTTGCAGTTCCATCCAAATGTGACTGTTAAATCTAGTAGTGGAGACGTATTGGAAACAGGAATAGACTATAATAGTATTAATGTCCTGACCCTAACTATGGCTCAAGCATTTTCTGGGACGGCGTACCTGTCCTAAAAGAGGAGTAATAAAATATGGCAAGAAAGTTTCTAGTCAGTTTAGACCTAACAAAGAATGAGTTGTTGAATGCCCGCATTCAAAATCTTCCTTCTTCATCTAAACCAACAAATCCAGTCACTGGTCAAATCTATTATGACACCACTGACAATTTCCTTTATTTCTGGAACGGTACCACATGGCTAAGAGCCTCTGGTGATTTTGGCAATGGCGGACTAACTACTTCTCTAACATTTGGCAATACAAAGTCTGACGGAACTTCTACATCTGTAGCTCGTGCAGACCATACACATGATATTCCAGATATTTTAGGTGAGCCTGGAGACATTAATGTTTCCAAAGACCCATCTACTGGCGATGCAACAATTTCTCTTCCAGACACAACTGTCACAGCAGGAAGTTATGGATCTCAAACACAGATTCCAACATTTACAGTAGACGAAAAAGGTCGTTTAACTGCAGCTGGACAAGTTAATGTAGCAACTACACTTTCAGTAAAAGATGATAACGATACAACTGTATCAATTGATCTTCTTTCAGAGTCGTTAAAGGTTGAAGGCGGCGAAGGCATTGATGTAACATCAGATGCAACTAATAACAAGATAACAATTTCTGCTGAAGATGCAACACATACAAATAAGGGTGTTGCTAACTTCCCAGCTACAGACTTTGAGGTAGTATCAGGTTCTGTAACAATCAATAAAGAGCGAGTAGAGGACATTGTAAGTGACCTCATTGCTGCTGGCGAAGGCATTGATGTTTCTTATGACGATGCAAATTCTAAGATAACAATTGATGCAGAAATTGCAACTACTACAAACCGTGGTGTTGCTTCGTTTGAAACAGCTGATTTTACTGTAACAGATGGCGCAGTAAGCATCAAAAATGTTAACCTTGGTTCACAAACTACAGGCGATTATGTAGCTGGAATTCAGGGAACTACAAACGAAATTGAGGTTACAAATTCAGGCGGAGAAGGATCAACAGTAAC